GGTTTGCTGGACCTTATGTTCGATCGTAATACTGGTGTCCTCTTGGACTCTCCTGATGTTAATTCGATCTGGCTAATCAGACAAGTCTGTTTAGTCGGAAAGAAGATTGAGTATCCTTGTTCTGAAGAACGAGTCGCTCAAGCTTTCACCAGGTATGTCCAAACAAATGAGGATGTTCGCGTTTGGGAAGAGTCTTCATTGCACTCTCCCCTCAACCATACCCTCTCTACTGAAGCCCAACACTTCTCTGAAGTTGCTGGGTTCCTTTGGAGCGCTTGTTTCCCTTCCGATGTTGTTACGGTTGAGAAACTTGTGCCAAGGCATGGTCCTGGTGCCACTGCAGAACGTATCTCTTCGAATAAGAAGTACGAACTTCGTAGTTGGCACTCTAGGCTCGAACCTTACTTCCCAATTGACCAATTTGGTATTCCATCTTGGAATGCCTTAGAGGAGTTGGATTTAGTAAGTTTCCTCTCCCCGGAAGATGAAAAACCCGTCAGGGTTATCCATGTTCCTAAAACGTTGAAGACTCCACGTATCATTGCCATTGAACCCGTTTGTATGCAATATACACAACAGGCTCTTTTGGAAATGATGGTGCCTATTCTGGAGGACCCTAAGCTCCTAAATGGTGCTTTAGGTTTCACGGATCAAACCGTGAACCAGAATCTTGCCCTTACTTCTTCTCAGACAGGTAGTCTTGCAACTATCGACTTGAAAGATGCTTCGGACAGAGTCTCCAATCGGCTCGTAGAATTAATGCTTGCTTCTGTACCACATCTTCGTGATGCGGTCATGGCTTGCAGATCTCTACGCGCTGACGTACCTAATCATGGGATAGTCCCTCTGTTTAGGTTCGCGTCTATGGGTTCTGCTCTCTGCTTTCCCATTGAAGCAATGGTCTTTCTGACCATTGTCGTCTCTGCGATTGCTAGAAGTAGAGGACATCGGCTAACTGCAGCCTCCATTAGGAGCATCTGCGGTGAGGTGCGCATCTACGGTGACGATATCATTGTCCCCGTGGACTATGTGCATATCGTGAAGAGTGAACTTGAAGTTTTCAATCTTCAGGTAAACACATCTAAGACTTTCGGATCTGGAAAGTTCCGAGAATCTTGTGGCATGGATGCATACGATGGTATACAAGTAACACCCGTATATCTTCGTTCTTTGCTTCCGTCTTCACGTCGCGATACTCGTGAGCTATTAGCTGTTGTTTCGTTCCGTAACCAATGCTATCGCAATGGTTTATGGAAGACAGCCGAATACGTCGATTCGCTAGTACGTAAGTTTTACGACTTACCTACTATACGGGCAACGTCAGCTCTCATTGGCCGCGAATCCTTCTCCTTTATCGAGAGAGGAACGCGGTGGGATAGCAACCTTCATTACTCGCTAACGCGGGGACTGATTGTTGTTACCAAGGCTCGTTTATCCGTCATCGATGGATATTCCGCCTTAATGAAATGGTTTTTGAAGAGAGGGAATCAACCCTTTATCGACAAAGATCATCTCAAGTATAGCGGACGTCCCTTAGCCGTCTACACCAAGCTAAGGTGGGCCCTTCCGTTTTAGAACGGAAGTTGTTGCTATCGGTTAAACTCCGGTAGCTAAGGAGGGTAGGATATCCTTGTGTGTG